ATTGAGCGATACTTTGTATGATCGGTATGTAGGCAGCTATAATACCCTGTGACTGGATACCGCCCTTCATCCGACCTAAGACTTCATCTACTGTAGTGCCGTATTGAACGACTGACCATCCAAACCGCGCCATGAACCGGTGCGGCAGCGGGCCAGCAATGTATGACCCGTTGTAATGATAAAACAATTTGGAGCAAAAGGATGGTGGAGTTGACGACAGCAACTTAACTTTCGCCGTTAGACCGAATCGCGCATAAAAGGCGCGAATAGAAGCACCGCTCACTTTGTGAAAGTCTTCCTCATTCATGGCGAGAAGTGAATCGTCACCCATGGCTATGGCATATGATGTGTTGAGGTCAAAACGGACCCTCATGGCATGCATCACGGCCAAATTCATTAGCGAGTTACCAAGGGACGTATGAGGATCGCCACTACGGACTGTACCATGTCCGACGTAGCTGATATTACATTCACGAATAACGCCGCGGAAAGACTTAACGTCGCGGCGCATCACTGAGCAGAAGTCGTGCGGCAGACCCCAGTGTTCAAACAGGTCCACAACCGCAAGGCATGCTTCCGCCGGTATAGTAGAATCCCAGCGGGAACAATCGGTCTCGACAAAATAGTTGAGTCCACGACGACGAGTGACATACTCAAACCAACTCCCCAAGCCAGCGGGGGTCAACCCGCTAGCATAAACGCTGGCGCAGAATTCACCATCGCGCCGGTGCTGGGAATAATCCGCAAACTTAGTGCTAAACGCAGCTATGAAAGGCCCAAGCAATGCTTGCCATTCTTCAGAAGAGCCTTGAATCAGGCGGGGCACGTCCTGATAAGCCTCCTTCGAAGGATCATAGGGTTCAATCTCCTTCTTGATGAAGGACTTGCGCACCATCGACATAAAGTAGCGGTTAGCTGGTTGGAACATCATACAAGCTTGACCATACAACCTAGTGAGAGCTGTTGTGAGAATCCGTATCTTGGGCAAACGTCCTGGCAGATGCAACCACGCCTGGAGAGAATACGGTGGGATATGGCCCAACTCATCACCAAACAGACCTCGAAACATTCGCATGGCATGAGCCCACTCCCCGCCCAACGGAAGGTTCGGGGGCATACCTAAGTGTCGCTGGTAGAGGGCAGCAGTGACATTCGGGATTGACGTATCAAAGACATGTGGTGATGCTCGACCAAGGTCGGGCCAGTCGATCAGACCAAGACCATCAACAATCTCGACACGAGAATGAAGATTAGGCGTGGCATGAGACAAATCAACATGAGCACCCGCTTGCAGCGGGCTGTCTTCATTAGGCAAAACGTCCATCGCTCTAACAATGCGAACTGTTCGGTTCTTTAAAGCGCCATCAAGCTTAAGCAACGTGGACCGTGGTGGCAAATGCGGTAAAATGCGTTGTACCGCAATCGGATGTCGGTGGTAGATGCGAGGATACGCATAACTAACCAGCAAAGCTGCGTTGGCCAGCAAAGCTATCAACACCAGCTTGCTAAAAGGGCGGCGCATAATGCAGCTAATTCCGACTAAGAGCACCAAGGGTGCTATTAACACTGACCACCACCAACGCGTACGCCGGTTGCGCGAATAAATAGGCAGGCCACCCTTCTGAAAGACATCGAGAAGAGTGGTTGCCATAGCGCGTACTGCAGACTCAGAGTAGTAGGATCCCCCAGCAAGACTCAGAGAGCCAATACGGGAGATTATATCATCAACGCTGATGGCGCTTTGATAGCGATATGCAGCGGATATCCCATCTACGAGAGACTGGGGTATGGTACCGGAATACAACGTGTCGTTTTCTCTGTAACTATACGGTAGGGCAGGTTGGGCCTGAGGTACGATTGGATTGGCAACCTCCTCATGGAACGGAACTGCGCGCACAGAAAACTCGAACTGAAAGCTAGAGAAGAGGGGTAACTCTTTGCGCGTAGACATGATACTATAGTCGGCGACTGGCGTCCGGAAAAGCACCTTTATGGAAGTACTCCTCGTAACGCCGGTCATGGTTGAACATATCGCCGGCACGAAAGCCAT